GTTTTTTAAGCGCCGTCCTAAAAAAGGGGGTCGCCGTGTTCGTTCTGGTCTCGCTACCAAGCGTGACCTCTACCTGTTGTCAAAACAAATCACAGCAACACGAGAAATAAAACAAGCGTTCGCAGTACAATCCTTCGAATTTGGCTCTTACAAAGCGCCAAACGAAGGAATCTCAGACACATATGCCACACGTTCATTGGCAATTGATGGCAACTTCAATGCTATTACTATACCGCAAAACGCTACTGCAAGTGGTCGGATCGGTTCAGATATTCGTATCAAGAGGGTTGAGTTAAAATTAAATTTTACCGTGCTGCCAGCGGCATCTCCCGGCAATTCCAACCCGAAGCCTCAAATTGTCAAAATATTTTTTGGTTATTCGAAACCCCAGGCGGGTCGTTCTCGACAAAATCTTCCGCCCAACGCTGCTTTATTTTACAAGCTAGGAAACGTTGCTGTAAACCCCGCTGGTACAGTCGAGGATCTCACAAGATCTAGCAGCATTAACACTGATCTATATTCTATAGTCAAGAAAACCAGAAATATCAAGCTTGGCGCTGCTAGCTATGAAACAGCTAGTATCAATCAACAACAGTTCAATAACAACGACTTCAGTCTGTTTAAGTCTATGACTTTTGATTTGACCAAGCACTATCCTAAGAACCAGCATTTTTATTCTACTGATGCAGGATCTGCCCAACGTGGGTTATATATGTATGTTACAAGTGTGAATGCTGATGGTACATCTAGCACTATTTCACCGTTAAAATGTTCGTACGAACTTAAAATGTCATACACTGACGCATAGTGACCGTTCCCTGTAAATTGTCTAATCTCATAAGCATATGAAATTAGCATAAGTCTATTGCCATTTAATGAAGTTTTCTAGTGCGCCGCAGGCAAACAAACGCCAATGGCAACACCCTCGTGTTTTGAGAATTCCAGTGTGATACTTCACAGCGGCCAAGGGCGACCAACGGATCGACCGGCCGCACTGGAATAATGCCCCTTGTGGGTTGTTCTTAAATCGCCCGAAGCGGGGTGTATTGTTCGTCAGTTAATAGGAAAGATACCGGCATGCATTGCGTCGTCTTGATGCTCTCTATGTGATTTGAACCCGTTAACAAACATAGCAGGGATCACCGGTTCCTTTTCCTCAACCGTGTCAATATTCCGCACGACCCAGCGATCCTCGCTCATCTTCGATTGGTCAGGTGGCTCATTAGCAAACACAATTAAGTGCGGCGGATTACCGCATACTTGCCCGCCCTCGTATTTGCCGCTATAGAAGTACATGTCCTTAACATTTTCAATACCTTCGTAATTTAGGTAGTCAGTATTGAAAGATCTTGGTATTGGTACAAGAACCAGCTCTGGTGTGGTCTTGTTTGTTTTTACGTAATCTATTACTCCGTTTCGCATGTCAGCTGCTTTACCGGATAATGCAATAGCATCGTGTTTAACAGTCAAGTATTTACAAAATGAGGTCTTGCCCATTTTGCCATTGTTTGACCAATACCAATAGATAGTGCGGTCGCATGGTTCTAATTTTATAATTTCAATAATCTCTTGTTCCCAAGCATAGTCTGGGTTGATAAGCTTAATAGGTTTAGGAAACCCTTTAGTCATAAATGGGTCAGTTTCCTTGGTGCAATAATCTAATTGTGCTTTATCATTCCCCATTGCAGGTTCCCAGTGAATCCAATCGCATATTTGTTTGAAATGTGACGTTGGCCTGCACTTGATTTTGAATTTAATAAAACCCTGTAAATGTGGTGTTTCATCACTTTTTCCATTTTCGTGGGAAACGATATACATCTCGCCCACTTCCTGTATTTTGGAACAAATGGAACTAAACTGTTCTTCAGTAAGATGTCTACCATCTTTCAACTTTTTATGAACAGTGAAACAGTAACGTTTTGCAGGGGAAGACTGGAGTTTAGTATTACCTCCAGTCTTGGAACTAGTGGAACTATTGGAACTCATTATATATGTCTAAAGAGATTTTCTTTAAGTCCTTTTTTAAAGAAATAATAAAACGCAACGCGTTCAGGATCTCATATTAATATCTTTAGGCATAATATACTCAATGGGTATCTATGCAAAGTCTACGAGAAATCGCAAGTTTTTTAAGCGCCGTCCTAAAAAAGGGGGTCGCCGTGTTCGTTCTGGTCTCGCTACCAAGCGTGACCTCTACCTGTTGTCAAAACAAATCACAGCAACACGAGAAATAAAACAAGCGTTCGCAGTA